GTCCCTTGTTGCTGCGCGATAAGTTGCTGTTGTTGTAAAATCAATTCTTGTTGCTTTGTAGCCTCTTCGGGATCTAGCGTAGTCAAAGTAGATCGGCCAGGTTGAAGTGGCTGCATGCCTAGCATTTGAAGTAGGTCTGGGTCGGCATTCTTCATAGCATCAATGTGATCTTGAAAATGCTTCGTAACTGCTGAAGTTACTTGAGGATTTTCTCTAGCCTCTACGGTGCTCACTACAGCTTTATGTTCAATAATGTGCACTGGATGAAGATCTGTTATCATTACTTGGGGGCAAGAACCGTCGGCTAATGCCTCATTTTCTTGCTTAATGTATAACAATTCAGCTTGTTGACCTTCAAGCATAGTATCTAAATTACCAGTCTTCATGACAGTCATATACTGGTCAGGAGTCTTAATAAGGCCCATCTGTAGGAGATTATTGGCCATTTCGAGTTTCCCAGCTGTAGTATTATGTGTGACTGTAAAATCGCCTAGAATAAAATGCGACTCTTCTTTTAAAATAAATCCATAATAATCATCTGTTCCTAATGCAGTAACTGTAATACCATAATTATGCCAGTCGCGAGCTTTTTCTTTGGCCTTTGCTTGCTTTCGTGCTAAGCGAGTAGGAATTTCCCACGTGTTACCGCCGATAGAAATTTTATTAGTCTCGCACTCTTTGGTAACTAAGCCACTAGGGATAGTTTTTACCTTTTTACTTGTTACTCTAAAACCTAATGATCTAGCTAACTGTATTACATCTTGTGTTAATCTATCGTTTGTTTGTGTGAAAATAAAAGTCTCATCAATTAAATGACCATCAGTATCCAACAAACCTGCCAATAACTCTAGCCTATTCTGTTTTGTGGCTGTTAAATATGCAAATGGAATATGCTTATTTCCAATTACTTCCATAGCATTTAATTCAGATTTAAATGGATTTCGAGTCGATTTGCCATGAGACTGGCCGGATGTAATAAAATATACTTTTGACTTATTTGGTTGGCGGTTAGCCTGTTCCCGAATTTGTAAACCTAAACTAGTAGCATACTTAGTCCATTCATTAACAATTTCTGAATCCATTGTAGTAATAGCTGTAGTTTCAGATGTCCCATCACCTAGCCAAGCGCCTAAAATATAAGGCGGCACTTTTAAATCTTTGGCCTGCGCAAATTCAATTCCAGTCGTAAATCCTTGTAATAGTCTTTGATGACGATTAGGAAGTTTTAAATAGTCTTCAATAGAAATGTCAACTATATCTCCTTTTTTAGCGCCATAACGATAGTCATCTGAACAGTATTTTAAAGTTAATATGTGGTTCTTATTACAACTATAGTCCGCAGCTCTAGATGAGTCACTAGAAGTTACGCGATACATTTCATCTTTTCCGCGAGTAACCGAGGTTACTGTTCGCAGTTTAGAATCAGGCCCCATTAATTGATCGCCTGAAATAATATTTTGTGACAGTTTAGTCGTTCCGTCATACATTAAAATAGGTACATTCTTACCTAAGCATTTAGATAGCGGGTTCCCCATGTCTACGACTACACGATCAATTTTATCTAAATCTTCACCGCTAAAAGCCTTGAGATATGTTCTATTGTTTTTCCCAACAAGCATCGCAGTGCGCTCTACAGAAGCGAAATCTCGTAAGGTCTTAATAAGCGCAGTACCTACGTCTTCCACTAGTTGAGCATAAGACTGTTGAAGACCGCTATTAAATTGTATTGCCATTGACTGGACTAGCGCTAAGCTATTACCAGAACGAAGGTTAGCTTCTGGATTACCTCTGGCTACACTGTTAACGCCAGAGAGGGTCTCCATTTGCTTCTCTAGCGTAGTAAGGTAATTAAAGATTTCAACTGGAGTATTAGTTAAATTTAGAGGCTCTGGTTTGCCGCAGGCCGGATCATACTCAATAAAATTTAGACCGCCAGCAAGTTGAGAAACTGACATGCTATGGCCCATAGGTACCATAACATTTTGAACGCCAAAAGTCGATTGGTTAGTCACAATAGTACTATTTAGGGCGTCCATGATATCTTGCATAGCAAGAAGATCAAATGCACTCGTATAACCAAATGGGGTACCAATAAAATCTGAAGGAGCGATGCGATATACTGGGATATTTGTATAAGGCAAGTCGCCATCATAAAGAATCGCGTCTTTATCTAGGAAGGCCACGAATCGGCCATTAGGCAACGCTTCAGACTTTTTATGATAAAACTCATACACAGAGATTAAATCTGAGTTTGAAATGTAGTGAAAATTCATATACATCTGGCGCAAATCGATTCGATCCTTTGTATCACAGGCAAGAATTTCTTCTCTGAGCTCTGGATACTTAGCTATCATCTCATAGCGATTTTTAAAATGCCTTATCATAACCCAATCAGACTCATTATTATCAAAACCATAGACATCGCGGATTACATCTAAAGGGTTGTGTACGCTAAATTTAATATCTCCTGTATGAATTATTCTACCAAACTCATCAGCTGTATAGTCTTCGCCTAAAGAACTATCCCATTCTAGTTTAATAAATCCTTCGCCAAATACTAAAGCATACTCTGTTGCAGAGCGTAGATATCGTTCGAGTTTTCGTTCGCGCAGATAATAGTCAAGTATCCCATTGGCTAGGACAGCTTGAGAAAGAGATTTGTAATCCGTATTTACAGCACGAGCATCCATCGCAGGCCGCGTTGCTGTAGTCATGACAAGCATGTGCTGGATAATATTACGTAAATGATTTACTTTGACTAAACTTAATTCGCCTTGAACACCGCCGTAAGTTACTTCAGAAGCAGTATGGCCCGATCCAGTAGAGCTAAAGCCATAATAAGCCATATAGCATTTGCGAACTCGACGAAAAATTCCTGTAGTTGAGATTTGCGAATACCAATCTTCTATGCGCTTATCGAGTTCATGACCGACATCTTCTTTAGACGCCGCTGCCCAATACTCGGCCTTATTTAAATAGGTCTCAACCATAGATTTATGTCCTTTTAAGCTATACTACTACTTATTAAAAATCGTCATTCTTAAAAAACTTCTTCATCGGATCTAAAAAAACCTTTTTCAACTCATTTACCCCCTTACTATATGTCTTATTGATACGAGGGTCTAGATACATTGTACCTATGTCGAGGCCTATGCCAGGAGGGAATGGATTCTTATACTTTATGAGGTTTCGTACTAGGTAAATTAGAGCAGCCAATAGGTCAAAGTGGCCCTGACTTTCGGATCTAGCAAACTTCTTTTTAGTAGTATCCCATACGCCAGATTTAAGTTGGATAATAAGGCTCTTACACCGAGGATGAATAATAATCTGCTCGTTCTGAAGCATGAGTCTTACTTCGTTTACGGCAGCTTGGGGGTCATCGTTTCGTGTTTTAACGAAGCGCAAGCTATTTGGAGGACTATTTAAGTCACTAATAGTAATGTCATTGCCGTCCATAATGCGCTTTAAAGGCTCTTTAATGGTTCCATTACTCTCCCATAAGTCCTTTTCTTTAGCCCTGATTAGTTCTGCGATTTTACTGCTATTGGGCTTTTGCTGTAGCGCCTCATCCTCAATAATAAGTTTGTTAGCTAAGAAATCCCAATAGGCAAATAAATACCCGGTATTATCTGTATACCCTAAGTCCACAGAAGTATAGCTGTCAAAATAGGGCGGCCTTTGCCACATCTTTACCAATTTGTCCATCTGCGCGTCAGTAGCTTCAGGAAATATAGCAAACTCCTCTGACGTTATAAATTCAGCTAAGTACTCTCTACGCCAAGCATCGCTGGTTACGCCACCGGCATGTTTCTTTAGCTCTTCTATTTGCTCTTTGCCAATTAAAGGATTTTCAAAAATAGTTTTCTTAATGTAGTACCCGCCAGCTTCGGCTTCTCTAGCGTACCGAACAAATGAGTGGTCAGAAGAGATAGGTGGAGTAGAGGACAAAATAATGCGGCCTCTAGTAGTAGATATAGTAGGCATTAAAATAGAGGATACGACGTAATCAAGTCGGTCTATAAATCCAGCCTCATCACAAATAACTTTATGAAATACTTGGCCTCGAATATTTTCGCATCGATCTGCGTCTGTTCCCGCGATATGAATCTCAGAACCGTTAACAAAAATATATACTTGGTCATTAACTCTATAAGTAGGTTTTAATTCTTCAGGGCAGTCTTCAAATATTGTATGGATACGAGGGAGAATAATTTTCTTTACCATCTTTGCTTGAGGAGCGAGGTAACAAATTTTAGTGCTTGGATATTTTAGAGCCCACTCAATTGCAAGTGCGCATAATAGGTAAGATTTTCCAATTTGCCTCGAACTGTTTATTACAAAGATAGATGAAGTGCTAGAGTTGATAGCATCATACATCTGAAGTTGCGTATCGTGCAATTTCCAAGATACAATACCAGATCGCCAAAGTTTTTCTTTAGCGGTTTTTAAATCAAGTTCCGGGGTCATGACTAGGCTTTGGAGTACGGACGAATTTTAGAAGGTCGTCTATTGATGTGACATCAGCGGCATTACTTTCAGCAGGCAACCGAATGTCTTGTTCAAACTCACTCATGCGCGCAATAATTTCTAGGCACTTTAAGTCCTCTAGACTAAGGCCAGCAGGCGTAATAGCCTTCTGATAAAATTTCGCGACTTCAGATATTACGATCTGCTTTATCTGGTTTTTAACGGTCCCGTAATTCATTACTTAAGATTTTTAATGCCGACCATAGCAGCAACGCCACCGATACGATCACCAACTTCTC